TGAGGTGGCATTAATTGTGCTACTTCTTCCAGCAGTTTTAGTATTCACGCCTTTACAGGATCACGTACACAAAGGCTTTATCGCACTCCAAGATTTACCGTCATATTACCATAACTTGTTGTACATTGCGATATCTGCCAGCTTCGGCATCAAGGCAGGGTCTAGTGCAATAGGAATGTTTAAAAAGAAATGAAGAAGGCTCAAAAGAAAAAAGTTAAAAAAGTTATTAAGGGTTTAAAGAAAGCCTCTAATACACATGCTAAACAAGCAAAAACGTTACAAGGTATAATTAAAAAAAGGCACAAAATAGCATGAATATGGATAGACTGTTACAATCAGTCAAACATCATGAGGGATATAGAAACAAAGTTTATCTAGATACACTAGGTAAAAGAACCGTGGGCGTAGGTCATCTTTGCGTCGAAGATTTTTGGGAGGACGATAAAGAGTACGATGAAAAATTCTTAATGGATATTTTACTTGACGATCTTCAAGATGCAATCAAGGGAGCAAGAGAACTAAAAGAAGAACATGATTGCACAGATATTGATGAGATAGCCCAAGAAATAATTGTTGAAATGGTATTTCAACTTGGCAAGAACGGTGTATCAAAGTTTCGTAACATGTGGAAAGCATTAAGTGAAAAGAATTATATTGGTGCTAGTTATGAAATGTTAGATTCAAAATGGGCAAAGCAAACGCCAAACAGAGCTAAATCTATGGCAGATCAAATGAAAGCATGCGGTTAGAAAATTTTTATACAGCTTACAAAAAAGATTTAGAAGGTAGATGCAAACAAGTGGAAGAGTCTATCGTTAATGGATTAGCTAAAGATTGGGCAGATTATAAGTATCTCACCGGTAAATTAGCAGCTTTGAGGCAAGAGATTCAGGAACTTGCTGATTTAATAAAACGCATGGAGTTAAGTGATGAGTAAACTAATTTTACCAAAACATGTTTGGGACGGAAAAGCTGTCGAAAAACAAAAGAAAGAAATAGAAAAAGTACCCACACCTGTTGGTTGGAGAATAGTTTTGTTTCCTTTAAAGCTAGATAGTAAAACTAAAAGTGGATTATATTTAACAGATGACACTGTTGAACAGTCCCAAGTTTCTACAAATATATGTAAAGTCTTGAAAGTTGGTCCCGAAGCTTATAAAGATAAACAAAAGTTTCCTAGTGGTCCTTGGTGCAAAGAGGGTGACTGGGTTCTCATCACCAGATATGCTGGATCTCGTATTCGCATTGAAGATGGTGAATTAAGAATCATCAATGATGATGAGATAATTGCAACGGTAAACGATCCTAGGGATATTTTACCAGCTAACATACTTTAGAAATGGAGAAACAAATGCAACCAATGACGAGATCTGAACAAGATAAAATGGTTCCGATTGATACGTCTGGTGCTTCTGTCGAAATAGAGCTCGAAAACTCAAAAGACAAAGAAGTAGCAGTCGAAGAAGAAAATACCGTTGTGGAAGAGCAGCCAGTAGAAGAACCATCACAAGAAGAACCACAAAAACAGGAGCCTCCTGAACTTGAAGAAGGACAGGAATCAAAAGAGGCTTCACGTGAAATGGAAGATTCTGAAGAAGAAGATGAAGGTCCTTCACAACAAACTCTAAACACTTACAAAAAAAGACAGAGAAGAAAAATAAGTAAGATGCTTAGTCGATTAAAAGAAATGCAATCTTACGCAGATGAAGTTCAAAAAGAAAATACAAACTTAAAAGAGCAAATCTCAAAAATAGGAAAAGGATATGTTTCTGAATTTGAGGGCAGAGTTACATCTTCGGTTGAAGCTGCTAAATCAAAACTTAAAAAAGCTATAGAAGATAATGACACTGTAGCACAAGTTGAAGCTCAAGAAGAATTGGCTCAAGCTAAAGCAGATAACGTTAGATTATCTAATTTAAGGGCTAATCAAAAACGTGAAGAAGAACAATATAAAGCAAATCAAAACAATAGTGTTCAACAACAAGCACCAGTGGATTATCCAGTCAGAGATTTTAAAGCCGAAGCGTGGGCTGCTAAAAATCCTTGGTTTAATGATCCTAATCAGTATGACAAAGAAATGTCAGATACTGCTATAGAGATGCACGAAGAACTTGTTGCAGAAGGGGTTGACCCAACGAGCGATGAATACTATAATGAAATAGATTCTCACATGCGAGAGTCTTTTCCAGATTATTTTGGAGAGACCAAAAAACGTGTGGCGAAGAGCACTATGAAACAGCCAGCTCAGACTGTTGCATCAGTTGCTAGAAAATCAAAATCTGGGCGTCGTACTGTGAAACTTACACCGTCGCAAGTAACGATAGCTAAAAAATTAGGTGTGCCATTAGAAGAATACGCAAAATATGTGAAGGAAGGAGCGTAGCATGGTAGAAAAAGCAGGTAGAACTTCACGAAGGATGGAGACCAGAGAAAAGACCGCTCGACCAAGGGGATGGACTCCTCCATCTAACTTAGATGCACCAGAACCACCCGAAGGATTTCATCATCGTTGGGTGAGGGCAGAATACCGTGGTCAACTAGACGAGAAAAACGTCATGGGTAGACTACGTAGTGGATATGAATTTGTTATGGCTAGCGAATATCCAGACAGGATAGATTTGCCTCACGTCACAGACGGAAGATACAAAGGTGTTATTGGAGTTGGAGGTTTACTATTGATGAGATGTCCTATCGAAGTAAAGGAAGATAGAGATGCGTACTTTAGATCAAAGACTGCAGATCAGGTAAAGTCAGTAGAAAACGATTTACACAAGGACGAGCATCCAGCTATGCCAATCCATCAGGAAAGGCAGAGCAGAGTAACTTTCGGAGGTGGCAAAAAATCTTAGTGGTTAAGATTTTAGTTCCTCCAGCAATGTAAGGAGACTAATATGGCTAATATAGATCAAGCTTTTGGTCTACGACCAATTGCGAAGTTAGGTTCTGTTCCAGGAGGAACTACAGGGACTACTAAATACTCTGTTGCGGACAACCAAAGCACAGCGATCTTCACTGGTGATCCCGTCAAATATAAAAACGACGGAACAGTTGAAGTAGCTACTGCAGGTGATCCAATATGTGGAATATTTATGGGATGTTTCTACACTGATCCAACTACGAAGAAACCTACTTTTCGTGATCATTTTCCAGCTTCCCTCTCACCAGGAGATGGGATAGCATTTGTAGCCGACGACCCAGATCAATTGTTTATTGCACAGCAAGATTCAGTTGCTAATAATATCGTCGCTGCAGACTTAAACTTAAACGCTGATTTAGTTTTTGGCGCTGGAAGCACTACTACAGGGCTTTCTGGTGTTGAAATTGATTCAAGCTCAAAAAACACAACCGCTGCGTTACAGGTCAGACTAATTGATTTTTATGACGTTCCGAGCAACGACGCTACTGCTAACAACAGTATCATAGTTGTAAAGATCAACAATCATCAGTTAGGATCTCACACTGGAACGACAGGCGTATAAGGAGGACTAGACTATGGCTATTAATAGAGCACAACTGGCCAAAGAACTGGAACCTGGCTTAAACGCCTTGTTTGGCATG